ATGTTGTAGAAGGTAAAGTCGGTGCCTTCGAGCGGGATGGTTTCGGATTCCCAGCCCTTGGGAATTTCTTGTTGCGGTAGAACGGCGAGCAGGCGCGAGGCACCGCGCACTTTGAGCCACAGTTGGGTCGAGACGTTGGAGAAGACCCACTCGTCGCCATAGGACGCGAGCGTGGATTGCATCACCTCGTTCGCCTTGAACGCGGCTTCCGCCATCGCCTTCATCTCGTACTCGCCGCGTTTTTCGTCCGCCGCGAACGATTTGACCGCGAGCGCGCGCAAGAGTTCTTCGTCGGGACCTTGCGAGCGCCCGATCATTTTTGCCTCGGCGCGCAGCATCGCGAGAAACGCGAGGTCTTCGGGCAGCATCGCGTCGTACTTGCTGTAGACGGTGATGCGTCCGCCCTCCGCTTTGCCCGCAAAGGGCAGGCGGCGATTTTGAATCGCGAGTTGCTTGAGTTCTTCCTGGACGCGGGCTGCCACCGCCGCGTCAAAACTTGCCTTGGCAGCGGACTCTGCCTCCGCCTTGGCTTTTGCTTCCTCGTCGCGGTGCGCGATTTGCTCCGCAACGATTCGAGCGATTTGTTGTTCGTCCATTTCAGTTGCCTCCTGATGATTTGTACCGAGCGCGTGCTCGTCCGTTGCGGAGGTCGCGCTGGCTTTTGCCGCAAGCGTCTTGTCCTCGCTTGCCTCTGGCAATCGCAGGTTGACTCCGATGGATTTGTACACCGCCGTAAATTCTTCGATGCTCTTGAAGTGCGCTCCGGGCATACGCTTTTCCGCCGGAGAAGGCGTGAGCGTTACGCCAAAGAGCGCCCAGGTCTTGACCCAATTCGTGCCGTTCTCTTGCTTGACTCGCCGGACATACTGCGGGACTGAATCGCTCGACGATTTGAGTTCACGCCCGGCGATCAACCGGCTGATCGCAGTGAAATACTTGTGGCTCTTGTCGAGTTCGGCTTCGTACCATTTTCCGATGTCGTCTTCGCCCATTGCGTCAATTTTTCCAATGACGGGAATGTCGCGTGTCTTTTTCTCCATGCCGTGATGGTAGGTGAGTGGACGTGGCAAGCCGATCTCATTGTCCCAAAAGTCTGTTTCGCGCGTGAAATAGTCACGCTGCGCGGACAAGTCGGGTTGCAGGGGACTACCCCACAGCACGGCATAGTCGCGAATCCGCGTTGTGCTGTTGCCTACAAACTTGCAGTGGGGCAATTGCTTCGCGGCATCGCCCGCCGGTATCTCGGCGATTGTCGCGATGGCTTCGGCGATCTGCTCAACGAGTTCTCCTGTTTGCTTGGCGATGAACGAATCGCAAACCCACTCGGGTTTTGCGAAAAATTGGTATTGTTTGCAAACGCCGCCATTGGGGTACGCTGTCAGTTGAGCGCCATCGGCGGCTTGCTCTACAGCCCCGAAATGAGCGCACGCCACGCATGCGTGCGCGTCTCGCTCGCGCAGGTTCGGCGCGTCAGTAATTGTTTTTACCGCGCTCGGTGTGCCTTGTGCGGCGGAGTTCGCCGGAGTTCCCGCCTTGCCCGCGTTCGCTTGCAATTCCTCCAACTTTTTCTCCGCGTCCGCGCGCGTCTCAAATCCCGTGTCGCCGTCCTCTGGCGTGTCCGAATCTTTTGGCACGACGTAGAATTTGCCGTCGCGCTCGATGATGTGCCAATCCATAAGCCCTCCTGGTTTCCGATTCGCGCCAATGCGCGCTTAGACCCCCTTGCCGAGCGCGCTCCGGGCGCGTTCGATGTTCGGATCAGACGATCCCAGACGCCGACTTGCCGCGTCGCACAGTTCGGTTGTCGCCGCAATGAGTTCAGCCAGCGCATCCGGTTCGGGCGCGGGCTGGACGGGCGAGGCACCCTCGGTTACCGGAACGACGCGTTCGGTTTGTTCTGTTTGCACTTCTTCGTTTCCTGCGGCACCCTTTGGTTTTGCCATTCGTGAACCTCCTGCCGCGTGATGCGGCAAAATAAAAAACACCGATTCGTGTCTCATAGAGAAACAAGAATCGGCGTCATGAAAACGCAACGGATATTCGATTGGGTAAGCGCCAATCTTTGCAGTCAGTTGCAAAAGCGGCGTCTGTACGACTCACGCACGGAATCACGTCCGGCGGATCGCTTGCTCCGCGTAAGAGTTGTCAGACATCGCGACCCCCAGCAGCGGGATGATGTTCGTATGCCTCTCCCCGTTGTGCCGCGAGGCGATCTCGACATACCAACCCGTCGGTGCTTGCACGAGTGTCGCGAACGGAAGTCCGCAGCACGCGCACCGCAACGGGATTCGTAGAACGGGGGTTTGGGTTGGCTCCATTATACCACAAATTTCCTGATTTTCAACAATGTATTTTTTCGCCGCGCTACAATCCGATGCGCTTGAATGTATCTTTCAGCACTGCCTCGACGATCCGCCCGACTTCGCTCAGTTTCGCGCGCGCCACGTCGCTCAGTTTTTTCCAGCCGATTTTCGCCATCACGCTCGATTGCTGCTCACCGACGACGTAAGGAGCATACGACACGGGGTTGCCGATGCGAACGACGAGACTGCCTGGACTAGTAACCTCGCCGAGCGAGTAAAAGTGCGAGCCAAGTTTTTCCGAATTGTGCAGATTACGCGTCGCGCGCACGCTCACGCCCACGCCCTCGGAGCGCTTTTGCTTGCGCCCCGCCGAAACCTCACGCCCAACGCCGCGCTTCCAGTATGGCACCGGCGGACGATTGCCGGGACCTTCGGGCGGATATTGCCGCAAGCCGCGCGTATTGAGAATGCGATCGCCGATGAGCGTCGCTGAATCACGCAACGCGTTTTGAATCGCCACGGGCGCGCGCTGCATTGCCGTTTCGAGTTCTTTCAGCCCCTTGACTTTGACCGTCAGTGTAACTGCCATTGCCCCCGTTCCTTGCGCCAAGCGATTAAACTTACAACCGCAAAGTCGTGCATCGTGCGTGACCGCGCTTCAGGTGCGGAGGTCTCGCCCTGTCCAGCACCTGCAACCTGGATGACGCGGTGGTCCGTCAAACCACTCCCCGTTGCTGTAGAACTGTTTGCCTGCGCTAATCTCTGTGCCGTTCAATGGTCCGCACAGAGGACAGACGAGCGAATCGTTATTCGTGTACCAAATCCGCACGATCTTGAGCGACGGATAGGCATCCTGCAACCCCCGGGTCAATATGCGCTCGCCATTCGCGAACGCGCTCGTCGTTTCAGTGATCGCAATCCGCGCGGCGCGCTGCTCGCTGAACGGCAGAACATCCATCAAATCGCGCAAAGTTGCGCCAGGGGTTTCAATCCACGTTGCAGTCTCGTTGCGAATGACGCGACGAGTTGTTGCGTTGATGCGCGTCACCTGCCGCGCGCCATATTTGCGCGCCCAGTCCGCCGCCTCGGAATTGGTCAGCGTATCGTCGAAGATGACGTTGAATCGTTTCGCCGTCCAAGCATTGTTGAGTTGCGCGCTCCGCCGCGCGTTGCGCGTGTAAAAGTCTACCAGGCGTGCCCGCAGTAGCAAATCTTCCTTTTCCCAAAAATCGTCGTCAAGCAAATCGGCCGGGGAGCGCGCGCTTGAATTGCATCGCGGATGCGCCGCGCTTGCGCCGCGAAGAACGCTTGCATGACCAGAAACAGCGATCTCTCGGCGGCTTGCTTTTCGTCCAGGAATGGCTCGGTTTGGTCACGCGTCTTGAATTCCGGCGGGAAGTCAACAGGGTCTATGCCAAGCGCGCTTGCCATCTGGAGCAGATATTGGTGCAGCGCGCACAGGTTAGGCGTCGGCATTGGGTTTATCACCGCGATTCGGATCGAACCTGTGCGTCCAGTTCGTCCTCGAACTGTTGAAGTGCGCGGGCGAACCGCGCGCGCAAACCGTGCACGTCATTGGACGCATTGGACGCAGAGGTAACAGAGATTGCGTCAAGCAGCCGGGAGCGTTCCTCCGCATCCAGGTACGCAAACTTGAACTCTCCTGCACGCCCCGGCGCGCGCTTGCAAAAATTCTTGAACTGTCTGCGCTCGGTCGCTTTCAGCGCATCGAGCACACGCGGGTCAGCAATAGATTTTGCATACTCGCGATTCAAACGCGATTCGGCGTCATCCGCGCCCGGCGCGCCGACAGACGTCCCCCCTTCTGTGCTCGACTGACCCATTGGCAGCATTTCGCCGTCCAAGCCCGGTAACCCTGCAGGGGAGGACATAATTTGCGACGGCAGTAAATTCCCGCGCGAGTCGCCGATTCCCTCGTCGTCGTGATCAAACTTGGCGCGCACCTCGTCAACCGTGTGTGTGCGCTCGTAAGCCGCGCGTTGTGTCAATTCGAGTGCCATGTCGCGAATCCGAATCTCGTCGAATTCGCACATCAAGCCACTGCCATAGCGCGGCATCAGTTTCGATGTCAGTATCTCGTCAATCCGCTTCAGGAGCGGATAGAGCGCGTACTCGCGAAAAGTCTTCTCACCGCTCACGCTGTTCGCCATCGTTGCATTTGGATCGATCATCTGCGACAGACCTGGCGCGAGGATACTATAGATTTCCTCTTTGGAGAACTTGCGCCCTGCGAGAAATTCCATATCCTTTTGCGAGACGCCCATACTGAGCCATTGCACTCCGCCCGCACCAACGCCGCGCAGCATCATCACGCGGCGTTTGGTCCCCCCATACTCGTCACGGACATCTTGCTTGATCTGCTTCCACGACTCATCGTCATAGGTATCGGCGTATGCCAGCGCGCCCTGCGGCTTGGCGTTGTCCTTGCCAAAAAAATTACGGTTCCAAACCGCCTGCGCGTAATCGCTTTCGGCGGCAACAGCAAGCGTTTCGATTGCCGACATTCCGTAAAAGTCGTTGAGCGGATGGAATAATCTGATATGGACGATCTCGTCAGCGTCGAAGGCAACTTGCTGGTTGTCAATCTCGTAGATATAACCACGGACGAACGTTTCCCTGTCCGGCACAATCAGCACGCGATCAGGGCGAAGAATCCACATTTCCGCCGGTGGCGCGTCAGGCGAGGGTGCGTTCACGTAGATGTAGGCGTTGCCGCTCAGACGCAGAAAGCCAATCAGGGCTTCCAAGAACTCGTAGCGCGTGGTGTATTGGAGCGAATTGGGCGCGCGGAGAAGTTGCTCGAACGGATGATTGAAAACAGCGGTCTTGTTCTCGCCGTCCATCCGATAAACCTGCAAGTTGGCAAGCGACGCGGCGGCGCTACTCACAACCGAGACCGCTCCGTAAATCCACGAAAGGCGTTGGTACATTTGCGCCTGCGTCGTATAGAGCGACGGGTCCGGCTCGCGCAGCGGTTGTCCGGCGCTATAGCCGACCATCGCGCGCATCAGGTCATTTTTCTTTGCGTCTTGCTGCGCTTTGACTTGTGACCAAGTTGCCATTTGTGCTATCCTTGTGCTTCGCGCTTGAACAATCTACCGAGCGCGTGTATCAGCCCGCGCTCACCGTCGAGGAATTTGCGTTCGAGTTCGAGCATTGCGTCGTCAAACGGAACGACGCGCGCGCGGCGACCGAAGAAACTCGCCGCGCCGAGCGCGACTTCACGAGACAAGTCGGTAAAGGGGGGATCGCCTTTCGGCGTTCTAAGCCATCCCTCGCCGCGTAGCCATACGCCGTATGCAATTTCTGGTTGATCTGGCTCGACTGCCATTTTCACCCTGCTTGCAATCTTATGTTACTTGTAGTATAATGCGCTCGATGAACAATCACGCGCCGCCGCGATGCGGCAGAGGGCAGGGGCGTCGCCGAGGGTCTGGTATACCGATGTTCCGTCCACAGCGCGCCCCCGCAACGTGAGTTAGTACTCAGCACTCAGCCGTCAGCGTTGAGCCGCTGGCTACTTTTTCCGCATCCCCACCGTTTCGTTCACGCTCCGCAAAATCCCCTTGACCTGATCGAGCGTTCCCCGATTCAGCGCACCCGTTTCGCTCACTTCGACAATCATCGTTTCGCCCAGCGTCATCAGTCGCCGCGCGCTTTGCGCGTCCAGATGCGAGAACAATTCCTGCGCCTTGTGCAATTCGGCGATGGCTTCACGCGCGCCGATGATCGGCGGCAAGTCGCCGTCCGCTGGCAAGCCCGCGTCAAGCGCGCGCTGGTATTCCCCGCGCAACGCGCCTTCTTTTTGACCGTCGAATGGCTTGAGCGCGCCGAGCAAATCCGCGAACGCGTTCGCGCGGTCGTAGTACGATGCGGTCCAATCGTGCACGCCCGCCCCGCGCTTGTTCTGGATGCGAAACTCCTCGCCCCACTGAAAATCAAACACGATGAGCGCTTTGACGACGAATGTTTCATCAATCTTGTTGTAGCGCGCCAGCCCGACCGCCCACGGCGCAGACGCGGCATAGTTTTCGATCTCTGGATCGCCGCACCCCGTCAGCACGTCGGCGTGTTGCGCGATGAGCGCGTTCAGTTTTTCGATGGCGAAGTTTTTGTCGAATGATGGCATTTGGTTTACCTCTCGAATGATTGTGGTTAGATGTTCAACCGCAAAGCGGTCAGCGTTCAGCAATCAGCCGTCAGCGCGAGTTGCGCGTGCGGCGTCGTTTGCTTGCCCTGCCAATACGCGATGCGCGCTTGCCCGATGTCGCAGTATTCCGCTTCGCGCTCG